GTGAACCTCTTGTACGCTTACCAGGACACCAGAAACTGGTGCATAGATAGTGTCTTCCCTGGTAGCAAATGTAGCCTTCTGAGGCTGCTCTGTTCCGTTAGAAGGAACAAACACATTTTTAACCTTTGACCAAAGACCCATGATGCCTCCTTGAGTATGTGCTCTACACAGATACCATCTGACATAACGTTTCTATTGTAACAGTTTAATTTCTGTATTGTTTATATGCGTATTAAGTGCAGTTTTGTTGGTGATAAGGTTCAGAAGATACGCGTAAAAATGCCATTTGGGACGCGCTTGGGACATAAAAATACCCCTCCCAGCACTTAGCCAGGAGGGGTAAATATTACTTAATGCCGGCGATGTATCCATCGTCATTCGTGGTGACTGTAATGTCACCCGTGAGAAGTTTGCCTTCCTTGTCAAAGGCGCAGATATTGTCTGCTCCAACCTCATAAAGACAATCCTCAACTCGCGAACCGTCGGAGCGTAGGTAGAACCAGTCGTTATCCAGCTTTAACCAGCCAGCGGCCATGCGGCCTGTCTCGTCGAGGTAATAACGCTTACCGTCGCGCTCCTGCCAACCAGTAGCCATGCGACCGTCAGACAGAAGCATATACCAGCCGTTATTGTACTCAACCCACTTATCGAACTGCAATGCGCCGTCCTCGCCGAAGTACCACCAATACTTCTCCGAGTCGCCCCAAGAAGCGAATACCCAACCAGTTAACATCCAGCCGGACTGGTTGAAGTAATACCAGCCGTCGCCGACTTTGAGCCAGCCCGTCGCGTAATCGCTCGATGTTGCGCCCGTCTGATACCACCAAGAACCCTTGCCGTCTGTGTGCCAGCCAACCTCAGAGCTTGAGCGTGCACCAGTCATAACTTCATACCAGTAGCACACGCGCTCCATATAGTGAGTATTCTGAGAGCCGGCAAGCTCGCCAGGGCAAGCGGTCGCCACGATCTGTTTGTGTGGTCGGACGTTACCACCCCAGCGTGGATATCCGAGCCCGTACTTGATAAGCAACGCAGCAACAAGATGTGCGCCACTCTCCAAGGTTGCTTCGGAGACTGTCCAGGGCGATGTAGAGTTGTTAGCGTGCTCAATGGAAATACTCTCGCAGTTGGCAGTCCAACGGCCACACGCCCAGGCGGTGTTGCTCTCCAGTACGTGCTGGGTGATAGTTCCTGTGCCATCCACAGAATAGTGCGCAGATTGTGCCTGCATTCTGTCCCACATTGCTGTAATGGCTGCACCGTCTAAACCTACGGCAGCTTCATGGTGTACCACGATATACTGCACGGAATGACCGTCTCGACCAGCTGAATACGCTGACGTTGGAATATAAGCGTCGGCGGTAATCTGTCCGGAAAAGTCAGCCATTAGCGCGCCTCCTCGTCTAAAGGGCTCACGCTTGGTTTGTCGTATGTCATTGCACGTGCAGAGTCGCTTAGTCCCTTAGTCGTTGGGTCAACCGTGACGCCAATAGCACCCAAGACGGCAACTACCACAGTGCCAATCAAGTAAGGGTTACTGATGAACTTCACAAATACATCAGCCAAGCTACCCCAAGTGGTCAAATCGGAATAAGCCAGTCCGAGGTATGCCAGGATAGGACTCATGACGATACCGAACATTCCCAGCCACCATGCAGGATTGTGAAGTCTTACTTTCCAATTAATCATTTCTAATCTCCTTAAATCAGAATTAGTGTGTACTCGCCTGTTCGAGGCGCTCTAGCCGTCCCGCCTGTGTACGGGTCACATCCTCAACCACCGCCAGACGGGTGTCATGAATAGAGAGGGCATCACGAATATTCGTAATAGTCTCGTCAGTGCGTGCCATATAAGCGGTGAAGGCTTTCTGCGTGTCGTCTATGTCACTCTTGAGCTGCTTCACGCCTTCTTCGATGCGCACGAGTCGCATGGCATCTTCCTGGCTTGCACGGTTCATCGCCTTGGCACCGTTAATAAGCGTCAGCACCATGCCAAGAAACGATACCGCTGCCACAATCTGTTCAAACGTTAATGGGTTCATATCGTCACCTCCTATTCCATACTCTTAGGAATGACAGGGGCCACGCCAGAACAATAACCACTTGACCAGTTATAGATGTACACGTGGCCATCACCGCCGCCGGCTGCGCCAATCCAAACCTTTGCCGTATTGTTGCCGTTCTGTGTGCCTAGCGAATAATATGCGGCGTTAGATGGCAGAAGGTCATTTGGAATCTGCTCCGTGGTTGTATACGTATTGCTGCCACCTGTTGCAGCCAAGAAACAATCGAGGTACATCACGCCACCACGCACACAGTAACGGACACGCACAGAAGAGTTGTTGACGAGGTCTGTCCAAGGGATGAACTTGATTAACTTAGCCAAATTTTCAAGCGCAATAATTTCATCACGATTGCGGTTTCTGTCCCTAGCAATCAGCCCTGACGAGGATAAACTAATACCTTGTGCTCTGCTTCCATTTCTTCCATTTTGAGTGTCTGCTACATCAAACCTTATTAATGGAGCATTGATAAGAAAGCCGCCACCTGAATTAAACAACAAGTGTTGAGTAAATATCGCGGTCACTTTAGTATCGTCTTTACCATAGTTGTAACCGTCTACGATATTGAATACACCGCCACCAAGAGACACTGCACTCTGTTCAAACTTCGCAAGCTCCTCTGAGCCTTTCAACAGCTTCATTCCGTGGCTGTCGATGGTTGTGTGAATGCCATCTTTGTCACCAACATGCGCACCGCCCTCATCGTGAGAGAAGGCGTTTGTCATATCATCAACTGCTGTCTTTGCTTCATCTGCCTTGTTGCTTGCTTCTGTTGCCATGGTCTTTGCCTCCTTTGCTGTGTTGTTAGCGTTTGCTGCGTCTGTGGCCACGTGACTCACTTCCTCTGCTGCCTTCTCAGCTTTAGCCGCAACGGTCTCGACCTTCTCCGCCGCCTGTGTTGCGGTGGTTGCTACGTCAGCAATCTTCTCTGTGGCTGCGTCTGCTTTCTTCTCAACCGCTACCGCCTTCTCCTCGACTGCCGCAACCTTGACCGTAGTCTTGTGGGTGTCCTCCACCGTCTTGCGTGTGGTTGATGCGAGGGCGGTCAGACGCTTCTCAGTGGCTTCCTGCGTGCGTTCCTGGGACGTTGTGCCACTCTTGGTCAGCGTGCCTTCGATTGCGCCGAAGCTGTATCGCGTGGCCTTTGGGTCCACAAGGTTAATCGTTCGACCAACACAGAGCATCATGCGGTCGATGCCGTGTGACTCGCTTGTAACCTGGACGCGCTGCAAGTAGTCAATCTGTTGAACGGTTGCGTCCGCATAGTGCAAGTCCGTGGCGCTCACCGTGATGGAATCGGAAAGCTTGCCCGCGGCGAGGTCAGCCACTGCTTTGTCTGCGAGTGCCTGTGGTTGGCTCAGATGGTCATACTCCATCAGCTTCTCGATAACGCCGTAACGCTCAGCCATTGCAGTATCTACAACCGCGTCGCCGACAATGTCATAGCCACCGCCAACGTAGGCGTGCTCGTCATCGATAGTTACGTCCTTCTCGTCTTCGCCTTCGCCGGTCTTTCCTACAGGCACGATGGCCGTGTAGATGTCCTTACCATCCGCGCCGGTGTTTAGATCAAGAAGGTTCTGACCAAGCTCTACGGACTGAGCAGCTTCGCTTGAGCCGTCCGCGTTCAGCCAATCGAGGTAGTTATCCTCGCCCACATAGCGAACACGGAAATATCCGCCACAGAGCTTTGTGAGCTTCTCACGCATTTCCTTCAGTGTGGTTGGACGAGTTCCTGTGCCACGCTGAAGCGCGCCGAAGTTAACGCCGGCGTTAATGCCTACCTTGAACTTCTCGCATCGGTTAGACACGCGCAGGTTGTGTTGCTCAATGAACCACTCGAACAGCTCGCCAGCTTTAGCGGGGGCGTTAATCTCACAATCAATCTCGTCGGTGTCGTATGTCTTATATGGGCGGACGGTGGTGTCGTTGAGGTACGCCATAGCGCCCTCACAGGTGACATCAATAGACCCGTTCATGGACATCGACACTTTACGGATTCGACCACGGAAGAGAATCTTCTGTGTCTCGTGTTCCGTGAGCTCAATCTCGCGCTCAGTATTCATGACCGATTCACGGTTGAACGCGCGCCAGAGTGGGTGTGTTGGCTGCACGGTAAAAGAAAGAGTCGGAGATTGCCCCGACTCTTCTACAAGCTTACCGGCTGAGATTTGCACGCCTTCCTCACGCGGATCATGAATGACGTTTCCCGCATAAGTCAGTACATACATTTATGCCACCCTCTCCCACATATAGACGGCTCTGTAAGGTGGCATGTTGTTGTGTGGCTGGCCACCACCGACCGCGTCAACCTGGAAGCGGTAATTGGTATACGTATCAGCTGAGCGTGCCGTCCACTGGTTGCCGCCGCCGTTATCCGTGCCGTAATGCATTGAGGTGTCATGGCTGTGTGATGGCATCTCGTTGATGGTCAGCGTGTGAGTATCCTCGCCGCCCGTTGAGCCAGCGGGGAACTTCTGCGACTGAGCCAGAAGGAACACACCATTCAACGCCTGCCAAGTTCCACCGAGAAACGTTGCGGGGTCTGTTGGCTTGGTACTTTGATAAATCGCGCCTACTGGAAACATTGCGTCCAAAAGGTCGAAGTTCTTGGCCAAGTCCTTAATAGTCTGAACAGTCTCGTCCGTGACGTCAGGCTTCGTGAGACCCAGCCTTGGAGTCTTTGTGCTCATTAGATATCCTTCCAATCGAAGTCGAGCATAACTGTTGTGTTGTTGTGCGTCTCCGCGTCATCGACGTACGCATGCTCGCGCCATGTTCCACGCATGTCCTGCCACTTCTTACCGGCTAAACTGGACCACTTCAGACCTTTGAGCCTGTTCTTTCCAGCGCGGCCAATGTATGCCAGGCTTGTGCCGTCAAACTTCTCCCATGTAAGCCCCGCATAATCGCGCCAGATGGCCGTTCCGTAGTCCGGCGTAGTGTTTACGGTTACACGGTTCTTTCCGTTGTGCAGCTCCAAGTCTCGGTTTATCCACACGCCCGGCTGAAGGTCAACGGTTCGCCCGTTAACGTTGACCAGCGCGCGCGTCTGACATGTGATGGTCGGAACCACCGCATGCGCGGGTCCGTCGATGATGTAGGTCTTGCCAAGCTCACCGTCGAGCTCGTAGTGCATGACGCCGCGCGACTTGTACGGATCTGCAGTGATTGTTAGCTTGATGGCCGCTGTCTCGTCGTAGAGCGTCTGGGAGGTCACCTCGAAGCGTCCTGTGTAGGTGTAACCCTCGTCCCAGGACAGCGTGAACTCTAAGCGCCTACCGTGAAGCATGTTACGCAGAGCGGTCAGCGTTGTTTCGACGCTTGCCCAGTCGTGTGTGTCGAGCGGTGAAAGCGTGATGGTGATTGTCCGCTTGTCGAACACCGGAGCACCGGTCAGCCACTCAGACAAGTCCAGCACGCCATCGCGCCCAGGGATAGACACCGTAGACGTTCTAGTGGCTGGCGGCTTGTCTGCGTAGTTCGTAACCGCCAAGCGGTAGGTGGCGCAAAGCGGCACTCCATCAACTACAACTTCATACGTGTCTGTTAGTTCCGTCATCTGTTCGCCACCACCTTATATTCGCCGAGATTCGAGTCAACGTAGGGCGAGACGATTGAACCGACCGTCTGGCCATCCATCACAACGCGCATATTGCGCACGTCTTCACGCAGTCCAGCAATCTCGCTAATCAGCTCGTCGTCACTCTTAGAGTTGTTCACCGCGTCGCTGATGTAGCCTGTGAGCGTGCTAATTGGTGCGACTGCTTCAGGGCCAGCCTCACCGCCAATCATGGCCTTATTTCCGTTCATGCCGAACATGGTCGGGTTCATCAGAACACCGCCGTCGGCGTACCACTCAATGCCCAGGCTTGGGACTGATGGTGGCGCGAGTGAGAATGTGCCGGAAATACTGAAGTGCGGAAGCTTAATTTTTGGGAACTCAAGATGTAGGCCACGGAAGAATCCGCCGATTGCGTCCAGGGCACCGGAGACGGTGTTCTTGGCGTCGCCCATGACGTTGCCAATCGTGCTCGCGATACCGTGGAAGACATTGCCCACTGTGCTCGAGATACCGTTAAACACTGCCTGGAACGTTCCGGAGATACCGTTGACAATGCCAGACAAAGCAGACGAGAGACCGTTCACAATACTCGTGACGGTTGTACTCATGCCCTGGAACACTGTCTGCGCACCATTGGCGGCCATCTGCCAGTTACCTGTGAAGATGCCAACAAACACGCCGATAACCGTCTGAATCACGCCGACCGTAGTCTGAATAATTCCGGAGATTGTTCCCATAACCGCCATGACGATACCGCCGACAACCTCAAACGCCGCACCAAATACCACGGACACGATTGTGGCCACTGTAGTAAACGCCACGCCCAAGTTCTGGAGTACCGTGTCAACAAGTGGCTGAGCCGCTGCAGCGAACTGAGAAATGGCGTCTCGTGCTGTTTCAATGTATGGCGATAGAGTCTCAAATGCTCCGCCGACAGCTTCACCGAACCCGCTGAACGCTTCAACAATAAGACCCGCGCCCGTGCTTAGTCCGTCAAGTGCAGGCTGCAGGATACTCATAACGAAATCGGCCACCGGCTGCATAGACTGAAGCCACGCGTCGAATCCTCCGCCAGTGGATAGATTTGTGATTGCGTCCGCGAGTTGTTTGATGAGATCCGCCGCGCCGTTGACGACGACCGCGAACGCTCCTCCGAGCACATCAACGATTGAGTTAAGCACTGGAACGATGGCGTCTATTGCCGCGCCGAAGATTGGTCCTAAGGCGTTGCCAAGCTCACCAAGCGCGCCCATAAGATTGCCGAGCGCATCTTGCAGTGGTGGAGACACCGCGACCAATCCGGCGAACGCAGCGATGGCGATTCCAACGGGACCACCTAGCGCGCTAAGCAAGCCGGACAAAGGGCCGAGCAAAGCACTAAGCACTGGGATATTGGCAATAACCGGAGCAAGGCCGCTGAGCGCCATGGCTGAGAAAGCCGCGGCGATAGGAGCCACAAACGTCGGGATGTTGCCGAGTTGCTTGCCCATGGCATCAATAGCCGGTGCCGCTTGCTTGAACGCATCAACCAATACTTGAATGGCCTGCGTAAAGATTGGAGCGGTCAGACGTGACAAAGCGGCGCGGACGTTAGCGAATGAGCCAGCCAGCGTGTTACCAGATGACAGAGCCGCTTCGCCTAGACCAATGCGCATGGCTTCCGAGAATGTATGGAAGTCAATCTGACCCTTGGAGACCATGTCGGAGACTTCCTTGGAGGTCTTGCCAAGATACTCGCCCAGGAGCTGAAGCACCGGCACGCCAGAGCTTGAAAGCTGCAGCATGTCATCGCCCATCAGCTTGCCGCGCGACGCGACGGACGAAAAGATGACGCCGATATCATTGAACGCTCGACCAGATGCCGCCGCAACATTCGCGACGGACTTCAGCGTGTTGGTCATATCCTCGCCGGACTTAATGCCAGCTGCAGAAAGTGTTGCTGCGGCTGTTGCTGCATCGCCCAGGCCAAACGCCGTGCCACGTACTGACTGAGTGGCCGAGTCCATAATGGACTCGATGTCCTGGGCGTCATGGCCAAAGCCAGCGAGCTTCTTTCGCGCATTGTCGATGTTCAGCGCGCGGTCAATGCCGCCCTGGATGGCCATACCAGCAACCGCGGCGATTCCCGCCTGGCCTACACCAATCAGCGAGCTCGTGATTTGCTGGGTGTTAGTGCGCACAGCGTTCCAGGCGTTGGACAGTCCGTTTCTCGCGCTTGTCGCGATACCACTGAAGATGTTCTGAGCCCGCGACCTAAGCTCGGCAAACGATGACTGCACGCTGCCAGACGCGTCGCCCATGCTGTGATCCATAGAGCGCGACACTTCCTGCGCCTTGTTCTGGATCTGACTAAGCGAAGACTGCGCCTTATTTACACCGTCAATAAAGCCATCGGCGTTAACGGTGAATTTCGCGGAGAGTGTATAGTCACTTGCCATATATACCTCCTCTCATGTTTATTTCTGTTGATTTGATAGAGCCTTCTCGAGCGCGGCCATTTTGTCGCGCGCTTCTTTCGCGCTCATGGTCTTTCTGTCAGGCTTGTTTGCTTCAATCCACAGAAGCTCAGGCTCTTCGCTCTTCCTCTTGTAACCGTTGGCGAGCGCGTTCGCGATTGCTTCGTTGAGAAGCATCTGGTCATATGCGACGCGGTCATGCTCAGCTACTTGAAGAAGGGCAATCTGAGCCGCTGTGAGCCTGTCAAACTCGTCCGGCGTCCACCCAAAGCGAACAGCCGCCCACGCCCACAACTTGTCACGCTCATAGCCTGTCAGTGGCTTCTGTAGCGCTTCTTGTGGTTGGTTGGCTTGTTGTTGTTTACTTGTGGATGGTCTGACCCAGCGCGGGCTCACCAGATCTATCGGAATAAAAAACCGCAGTCCTTCATGAGTGAGTCGCTTACGGCTTCAATCATCTGAGCGTAACCATGCTCCTGCAGGTACTTTCCAGCAAGCTCGATGGCCTGTGTTGGATTTACCCATGCACTCTGACCACTCTCGCGGATGCCATACGCGAAGATAGTCTTAGTCTCGCGCAGGGTTGGCTGAGCGGTGAACACGGAAATAATGCTCTTGTTTCCCATCGCACTCTCGGCCATCTCGACACGCTTCTCCGCGTAGAGAAGCTCGTATGTAGTACCGTCAACCTCGAAGGTAAAATCTGCCATTTCTTACTCCTTAACTAATAAAAAAGGGGCAGCCGAAGCTACCCCGTGATTGTGTTAGTGGACGCTTATCGTCCTGTTGGCTTGGTGATTGCCTTAGCCTTGGCGGCTGCGTCAATGTCAAACCACGTCCACTTGCCTGTACCTGTGAGAGATACAGACGCGGTGCGTACATCGTCGGTTGGAGAATCTGCCTCGTACTTGGTGACGATGACAGCGCCGCCACCGATTGGCGTGAAGTCGGTGTTGTCCAGGAACTCCTTGACGCACAGAATAGTGCCGTCGGCGAGTGCCTGGCGGAACAGTTTGTCGCTCTCAGCGTCCTTGACGGCCACCGTATCGACGGAAACCTCAAAGGAACGGGTAGATGCGCGGTTAACCTTCCAAGCACCGCGAGAAGACTTCGTGGAGACGCTCGTAGTATCAGCGGAAAGCGATACCTTGTGAGACTTCTCGCCAGCGATTGCGAGAAGCTTAGATCCGTCCGCGCTAAATACGCCAAGCAAGACCTCAGCACCATTGACAGCGTTCACGCCACCGGCGGAGACGTCGCAATATGCACCACTATCGAATGCAGTTGAATCTGGCATAGTAATGCCCCTTTCTACTTAATAATCAGACCATAGGAGACGACCACCTCAAACGGCACAACCGCGTGCCATTCTCCTGTTTCGTCTCGCTTGATTGTGTTTAGACCGTTATCCGTTTGACGAATGACTTGGAACGGACAAGCCAAACTAATTGGCTGGCTCATAGCTTCTTCTAGAGCCGTCACCATCTTGAATATCTCCTCGCGCGTCTTAGACGGCTTGGAGATTGCGTGAAGCTCGATGGTGTAGACATCCAGCCACATTGTTTTAGTTTTGTCCGGACGAACTGAGAGTGCGCCGACGGAATAAAGAGGAGAGGGTTCTTTATTCGCGTCGGTCACACATTTAACGCCCGTGCCTTCTTTGACACGTGCCACAACCGCCGCGACAAAGTCGTCGAGCGGGAGTCGCTTTAGTGCTTGCCTCATAAGCCTTTACTCCTTAGATACTCACCGCACCGCTTCTTCAGAACAGCGCGCGCCGCTTTAATTTCCGTAGCAAAGAAGTGCTGGCCTTCCACAAAGGGTGCCTTTAGGCGCTTGCCAAGCTTCGGAACGTACTGGCCAACGTTTTGCCTATGGCCATACTCAACATGCGGCGCGTATTCTCCCGTGTAGCCAATCTCTCCTTCGCCACCTTTGACGCTTTGGCGAATAGAACCAATCAACTCGCCCGTATCTCGTGGTGTGGTTGCGCGTAGATCTTCGGCTATCTCGTTCACGGTGCGCTTCATAACAATCTCGGGCTTGATGTTTGCAAGCTCCTTCAGTGCGTCGCCAAGTCCGCCATCGTCAAACTCCAGGCGAACACTAGGCATACGCATCACCCTTTAGCTTCTTCAGTGACAAAACGCGGCGGCGTCCGAAGTCGCTCACATGGATGACCTCGAAGACGTCGCCAGCATCAATCACGGGAAAGCGTACAAGAGACGCGCGGAGAGCAAGCTCGGCGGGTACTGTCGTGATAAGCGTCAAGTCGCACGCCGCATAGTCGTTGCCTTCGTTTTGCGTCTCTACAAGGGACGCAGGGCATACCCTCGCCCGAGTGGTTGTGAGCACTCGGCGCGAGAGCTCCTTATTGCCTAGCTTGTCGCGCGCATCGGTATCCGCGAGCTCAATCAACTCGCACATCCGCCACTTCATACGAACCTCACTTTTGGGAATTGCAGAGCGGCTGTAGTGTCCGCCCTAGCAATCTCAGCCAATGCGGAAAGCTCCGCGGCATACTCGGCGAGCAAATCGTCCACAAACTGAAGGGACAAGGTTCCGCCCTGTCCCTCCGCCTCCTGTGTGATGCCTTCATCGAATCGGCGATTTACCGCCTTGATGGTTGCATCGACCACAAGGGACTCCGCTGTGGTGGGTAGCGTGGATACGCCAATGCGCAAACAGATGCGGTCCGTGAGCGTATGCGTGACCTCTTCCAGCCACATATCGCTCGGCTTATCATCGACCGCTTCGAGTCGTGTCTTGACACGATCTAATACGCTCATACGCTCACCTCCTTACTCGTGGATTAGACGGTTGCCTTAATCTCAGCCTTGATAACGCCGTCGGTAATCTCTGGGAAGATCTTGACGCCGGACATAACCAAGGTGTCGCAGGTTGCGTTATTGGTGTTGATATTGTGGGTAATACCAACGAAGCCGGTAGCGTCGGAGGTCAGGCCAAAAGTGGAAGCAAGGTCGGAACCGTTTGCTGGGATATATGCAAGGTTCAGATTCATGGCTGCAGTACCGAAGATGGTGCCTGCCTTAACCTTGGAAGAGGTGATTGCAGTACCCAGGCCAAGGAAGTCCTTGAGGTAAGTAATACCTGCAGCATTCTGGGTGGTTACAGTTGCGGTGCCAAGGTAGTCAGCAACGTCGAGAGGGTTGACGAAGAAGACGAATGGGCTGGCTGCATCGGTGTCGAATCCGTCGTAGCCCTCAAACTTGCCGGTGAGAGAAGCCCAGAGGTTGGCCATAGCAGCCTGCATGGTCTTGCCGTTCTTTGCTGCAGCTGTAGTGGTTGCGACGCTTGCAATCAGATCGCTGCGGATGCCGTTCTGAATGGTGCCGATAAGCTGAGCATCGGCTTCGTTGATTGCATGGTCGCGGCCACGAAGCTGAATAGCCTCGGCGGAGGTTACGCGGCGATACTTGTTAAGAGGAAGCTCGATGGTCTGGTCAAGCTGACGCTTGATGTTAGACGCTGGAATGGTGTCACCCTCGGCGACAACGCCACTCTTGACGTCCTTCACGAACTTGTAGGTCTTGATGGTGCCGCCCTGAGCGACAGGGATGAGGTTGGTAATACCGAGAGCCTTCTGAAGCTCCTGGATGCCCTGGGAGAATCGGTTGACGTAATCAATAGAAATCTCAGGAGCGATGTCGGTCTTTACAGTGAGTCCGGTTTCTGCTGGCATAATGTGCCACCTTTCTTAGTGTTAAACAAATAATCCGATGTTGTCGCGGATAGCTGCCTGGCGAGTGATTGGGTCCTTGATGGCCAAGATCTCTTCTTTGGTCATCGTCTTAGTGGCCACACCCGCCGCAGGAGCTTTGCCCGCAAGCTGTTTCTTCACGGCATCTTCTACGGCCGCCGTGAAAGCCGTTGAGAAAGCGTCAACGGACGCCTTTGTTTCCTCTGCAGTCTCACCCACTAAACGCGTGAGAATGTCATCGCTAACCGCGATACCTTGCTCAGAGAGTTGACGACGAGACTCAGCCACCATCGCGTTTACCGTGTCGCGACGCTTGTACTCGTCAAGCTCCTTCTGAACCTTGTCACGTTCGTACTCTGCCTTTTGCTGAGCGTTCATCTCGGCCAGCTTTGCAGCTTCCTCGACCTTTGCGGCTTGCTGCTTTTCCCACTTCGCGAGACGCTTAGAGACAATCTCGTCAACATCAGCGTCCGTGTACTTTGGCTGCTGCTTGTTGTCGTCCTGCTTGGTCTCTGTCTGTGTGGTGGTGTTGGTCGCGTCCTTGTTAGCACCCTCACCATCCACTACAGGAGCTTGAGCTTGCTTAGTCTCCTCTGTGGTCTCTGTGGTTGTTGCTGCGTTTGTTTCTGCACCCATTGTTTTTCTCCTAATCCCCGGCGCTCCAAGGCGCGTCGGCGTGCCTTTTCTCCTTAGCTTTTAGCGACGTCAAAGCTTGGTCGATGCATTAAAAAAGCGACCGTCTAGTCGCTTTCAATACACAGTTCAATAATTTTCTCTAGTACATCATCTGTGGGACATCCTCGACAACGCATGAGCTCGCGCTCCCCTGCATCCACAACGCACACCGTCGGAAGGTGAGTGATGCTCTTCGCGTCCCTAGACCTCGGTGAGCAGTCCACGTCGACAATCTCGTACTCGATATCTTCTTCAGATAAAGCCGGCACTATACGCTTGATAGTCCCGCGACAGATGCTGCACCACTCGGCCATATAGATCACTACTCGCGCCATATTCTCACCTCCTTAGCGAGGTAACAAAAAAGCCACCCGGAGGTGGCTCGTGAAAGCTAGTTGATTGGTGAAGGCTAAACTTCAGCTGTCAAACGTTTCCAATTCTCATAATCTTCTGGCAAAAGGTACTCCTCCATCGGAGCGCTTCCGGCCATTTGCTTTATATGTTCGATTGGATGTTTTCCTTCGACTGCCATCATGTAAAACCTAACGCAATACATTTTGTCTTGGTCCGCGTCAAGCTGGCGAGGATTCTCGTACTTTTTCAAGATGTCTAAAACAGCATTCATGCCATTCACCTTTTCAAATTACTTTACATAGTAATTATACCCATATCGCTGAGCATTTTCCATCAACCATTTATGCTGAAACTCTCTAAGCATCTTCTCGGCTTCAGTTGTATCTGCATCATAGAACGGTATGCCAAGAGCTTGATAGTGCTCCAACCAATAAGAATAAGAGACTCTATCCCATGTGGTTTGTATAAACAGCCTATAATCTTCCACTAATTCACGGCCGAGCTCAATATTTGTTTTGTGAGTACGTTCGAGAACAAATTGCCTTTTTTCTCCTTGCGTTTCTCTTGCCGTGTTTGACTTTAGTCCATATTCAACTAAAACATTGATATCTTCAACGCTAAGCGTACCGCCGACACGTGTCGTGTGAGTGTGAACTAAAGCAACATTGTGCAGAGATGTTTGACCAGAATCAGATAGGAGTTTTATTAAATCTTCTTTTGGCGGCATGACTACATTGTTTACAGTTCCAGTACCGCTCCATATCTCCCTACCGTCAAATATAAACGATGCATCTTCTGGTTCACCAAAAATACGAGAGCGACGGCCAGCGGATACTTTATAAACCGTTTTCTTCTCTGCAATTTTCTCCGCTTGTCCCTGGCCAAGCTCCTCCTGCTTCTGTTGCCATGCGTCCCAATCATCCACAGCGGGAGCGATTTGACATCTGCAGTACGGGTGAAGTGGCGGGAAGTTCACGCCGACTTGCATATCCTCAAAACGGAATGTAGATCCATTCACGCCTTCGCACTCTTCACAGGCGCGCTCGTCATGTACCACCTCGATGATATAAGAATCAAAGCCTTCACGTTTCAGCTCCTCAACCTGTGCCATGCGCGAGACGTAAGTGCCCTCGGTGTAGACCAGGCGCATGAGTGAAGACTGTGGAACGTCCACAAAGCGCTTCTCTAGCGCCTTCGCAATTCGCTGGTACGAGTCCCCTCGCGCGAGTGCCTTCGACATGTCCTGCGCGACATAAGATGCCAGCGTCTCCGTGTTGTCCCAGATGCGCTGAGAGTATGACGTGTTACCCGTCCACACGGTATCGACAAACCGGCGAACCGCGTCAGAGTCCATACTGTAGAACGCTCGACCAAATCCCATCGCTTCTGCCGCTGTGTTTGCACCGCGTAGAGACTGGCGCATGATGTGGTTGTCAATGCGCTGAACCACATCGCCCGTGGCTTGGTAGAGGTGCAAGCGTGCGGACGCCTGTAAGCCTTCGAGCCTGTTCAGTTGATAGATTGACTTACGCACATCCACGATTGACTGCATATCCGGGTGCTGGCGCAGGAACTCGTCACAGTCGCGAATAAGAAGCTCGCGGTCTTTAGGGTCCATCGTCTCCATAAGACGGCGATACTCCAGGACGCCATTCTCGCCGTAGCGCTGATAGTACTCCGCAATCTCGCGGTTCAAGCGGCGAAGCTCGCTCTCGTAAGCGTTATGGACGCGTACCGACAGGGCGCGTTCGTCTTTCTCCATCGCTGCGTCAGCGAGTGTTTGGCGGCTATGCCAATACGAGTCCATGTTGCTCCTTAGTTATTGTTTTCGTCTGTACGGTCTGGAACCATCTGCGCGGCCTGCTCGGCGCGTTCGTCGGCCATGCGCTGCATTTCAGCCTGTGGCGAATCAACGCATGACAGAACGGACAGCTGCGTCTCTTCGGACGTAATACCGGAGAGGTTGCCAGCAATCTGAGACTCTTCCAGCAAGTTCGATGGCAGGTTGCGCGTGAAGGTGGCGCGGACGGTAGTCCATGCCTTAGCGTCTAGACGTGTGTTTCCTGCGTAGTTACACAGGAGCTTCCAGCGCCTAGAGAGTGAGCGGCGGAACTTCCTCTGCTTTACTACGGCGATATCGCTCATAGCCTGCAGGCGGTACTTGATAGCAATGCCGGAGCTGGTATCGAACTTCTCGCTTGAGAGGTCTGACACCATCGACAGAACGAAGATAAGACGCTCCACGCGATCAATGAAATTCTCCTGCGTGCCGTCTGCGTCAGGCTTAGACAGAAACTCAACGGTGACGTTTGCCGCGTCTCTCGAGTCCAGGTTGATGATGCGCGAGTCTCTCAGGCTCTGCAGTGTCTGGTCATCCAGGCGCGCACCGAGAATCTTCAGGTATGCGTCGGCGTAGTACTCAACATCATTGGCCTTCTCGGAGATTGCTTTGTTGTATGCGTTAATGAGCGACATGACGCCTTCAAACAAACCAAGGCGCTCCTCATTGTCTACATACTCAACCACAGGCACATCGTCAAAGCCGTGAATAACGGGCTCGCCGAAGATGACCTTCGAGCCGTCCATCACGAACGGCGTCTCAAACATAGAATCGTAGAGCGTGCCGCGGAGTGTGTCGCGCTCATTGTCGAAAAGGTTATCGTCCAACCAGAAGCGCACCGCGTAGATGATGTCATTCTCTACGGTGTCATCGCGGACAACGAAGCAATTCATTGGTGTGACTGAACAAGAACGCGCGAAGGCTTCTTCGTCGCGCCACATCAACTCATATCCTGCGCCATAGATGTCGGCAAGCTTGGAAAGCTCGGCGTCTAGGTCGTCAGAATCGTTGACCGCGCTCCACACGTCCAGATACTCCGCAAACGCTTCATCGTCAGCGGTAGTGCGGATAGGAACGCCCAAGAAGTAGCCGACCATGGAGTCCACGATCTGCTTGGCGAAGTTGGCCACGAGCCTATTGTCTGGCTTGTATTCTGCCTTTGCCTTCTGATGCAGAATGTCGTGGTCGCCCTCGTATGCTTTGCGAAGGCTGACCAAGCGGTAAATCTGCTTTGCGCGGTAGTCCACCAAGAGCTTGCCGAGAAGCTCCGCGGTCATCTGTGTGTCTTTTGGTAGGCGGTAGCCGCCCCTTGGCTCAAACGTGGAAGCGTTTGCTCCCTTAACGTCAGCACTCACTAAATGCCTCCTCTAAATAGTCGAATGGTTGGCGCGTTGTCGTGTAAGCGAATAGCGCAAGAGAGGGAATCAGGCGCGTCATCGTGCTCTGCTCCCTCGGTGAAGTCCATGACTTCGTTCCAGTAATCGACGCTAGCCTCGCGGACACTCTCAAGCCTGGACAGCTTGGACCAAGTGCCCCGGCCATACGTCGCAATCTTGATGAACTTGTTGGCGGTCTCTGAATACGTGTGGACAGGTAACCCGTACCCGTCGAGCTTGTCAGCCACGTACCCCTTATCCGCGTTCTTCTCCATGTAGACCGTGCCAAGTCTCAGCTCGCGGTGGAGCTCTAGAATGCGCGCCATGCACTTATCGACGTGCGTCTCGCGGTACAGCTCGCCGTGAACGTAAGCTTTATCGTCCACCCACTTGATACACGTGATGGCCGTACCGTCTGAACCACCATAAGCCGCATCCACATGCATGATGCCATCGTAGAGAAGGCTCTCGTCTTTGAAGGTCTTACAGTCACCCTCGAAGACCACGCCCTCCTCTGCCACATGGCGGAGCTCGTAGTTAGCCGCAAAGAGTGAGTGCGTCATCGACGCCTTCAGTTGTGTGGCCACGTCCACGCTCACAAGTCCTGTGGTGTCCCATGGCCACTTCTCGGCGGGTGGCATGATCGTGAATGCGTCGTCTTTGTGCCATGGTGTTCCCGTGTTGATGATGCGTCCGCCGCGGTTCTTAACGTTCTGAAGTTCGCGATAGATCTGCTTTGTGCGCTCACGTTCGGCGCGGCTCACACGGTCGCGCAGTGTGACGATATCGTCTGTAAATATGATGTCCCAGTGCTTACCGGTGAGCGAACCGCCAATGCCGATGCCCGTCAGTTGCGGTGAGCCGGAGACATTGCACGCCAGGCTCGTCGAGATTGCCGTAGAGCTTGCCGTGGTCAGCTTCAGTGGCTGGCCGTAGATGCTCTGTGCAATCTCCTGGGTAAGAGGATGTTCAACCATGCGCTTGACCGCCGCGAGTACTTCCGCGACGTCATTCTCGCCTTTGCGTTGGAATCCCACCGTCAAGTCCGGACGGGTGAGCAATATCATCCACAGAGCCACCTCGACGCAGGTCGTCTTGTATGAACCACGGTGAGACTGAAGCGTCATGTCTCCGTGGCCAAACACCATCGCGTGAATCCACCTGTCGTGGAGTCCTTCGCGCAGAAGGTCATAACCCAGCTCATGCGCCAGGCGAACCGGGTGCTTGGCTATGAGCGTCGCGAGTGCTCTATTTGTCTCCATCGCTCTCTACCTCGTCGAGCAAACTCTTGAACGCGGCGCTGGCTTCCTTAGCGTTGGCGGACACTTCCATCTGCTGCACAGGCTTCTGTCCGGAAGAATCGCGCACAAATTCAGCCGCGCGAACGTCTCCCTCGAGTGCCTGGGCGAGCATGGCAAGCGCCATGGCTTCGCTGGCGGTCACGTTCTTTCCCGTGAGCCCTGCGATAGTAGACGCCTGTGACAGCTTGCCGGGCTTCATCGGCATGGCCAAGAGATCCAGAAGCGTCTCGCGAATCTCGCGCCTGCGCTTCTGAACCGCGTTAGACTTCGCGGCACCCTTCTTGCCTATCGCGCTCAGCTCCGCCTTGGTGCGCTTGCTGTTAGGCGTTAAGTTCTTCGCCGCGTTCGGATTGTTTGCCATTCGTGAATAAACTCCTTCACTTATGCATAAAAATGAATATTGAGCTAACAAAAAAGCGCCCTCATTTCTGAGAGCGCCCGAGTCGCTTTGTTAACTTTCGTACATTCCTACGGTATCAAGATAGCACGTTTCGATGTGTATATAACTGCAAGATTATGCATGATTTATGAATATTCTTCTTGCTTTATACACAGCCTAGCAATACCCACCGTGTTTGTAAACTCCAAAGAACGTTCACGCAGGATAAACGCTTGACGCATAGAAACGTGCGCCCTCTTGGCCGTCTCTGCCCACGTGTAACCTTCGACGAAGTACAACTGCATCACGAGGGCCGCGTCTTGGCCGAGCGCTTCGCCGATTGTGTTGCATGCGGAGTAACCGTCAAGAATGACGCTCTCCAATTCGTCCAACAAACCCTCTAGAAACTCCTGTGCGGTCATTTCCGCCATACTTACGCGTGCGGTCGGGTCAGAAGTCGAATTCTTAGCTCCCGCGCCGCCAGAAGCCTTCAGAGGCTCTCTGACGGCGTTTAACCTGTTGCGAGCGCTTGTAATGTCTTTCGCGGCCTGCCTAACACTCTCCCACCATTCCAGCCCAGTCATGCCACTACCTCGCCTTTTCCTATAATTCCTCAACCGAGAAATAGATGCCCATGATGTCAGCGTAGCCTTTGTCGAGACTCTCGCTGCAGATAAAGCGGTCATCTTCAATTATCCCACACCTGGTCAGGCAGTCTTCAAACGTCTTCAGCATGTTCGACATGTCCGGCTTTTCCGTCATGGGGGTGCCATCGGGATGCTTCTCGCTCGCAGGAAAGCACCACTTCACCACACAGCGCAGTGGCCCGGTGAGTGGCTGGAAGTTCTCCGACACCTTCGTGACCGACTTCAGCCACACGCAAATCAGATCCTCTGCGGTCTTCAGTTCGTCCGACTTCCGGATGGCGGCGTGCATTCCTTTACCACCGCCCACGATGTACGCCAGAAGGGCGTTATGCGTCACGCTAGGCGGCTTCATGGGCAAGAATGCCGACACACGCCTTTTCGCGCTTTCTGCGGGCTCTGCGTGCCTTGTACGGCCGCCCGCTCCTCTTCTTGTGTCAACCACATCAATCAATCTCCTCAATGTGAATCGTGAATCGTGAATCGTGAATCTCGAAAAATGAACCGCGCCAATTACGCGGGCGCGCGCGGAAATGTTCAAGAGCTTGTGGCAAACGCACCCTAGCACTAGCCTCAGCGTACAAGGGGCGTTTGGCGCGCGCCCTTGGCGCCAAACCCCTGTGCTAGGGGCGTATTGTCCAAGGATTGAATACGAAAAAATCACCATTACCACCAAAATCGGCTTATATACCTATATAAGCGGTGCGCCGTTTTTGGTGGCAACTACTCATTTGGGTCATTCAAAAAGCCGCTTTCTGCTTCTTTAACTGCGTCGATGTACATCGTCATCATGCGAGTGCGGCCTCGTGAACCCTCAACCTCAATTTTGCGCTTTTCGATGGCGCACCAATCGCTATCCGCCCACCGCTGAATATCACGTGCGGAAGGCTTCACTTCATACCCCTCTGGGTCTATGCGCGTACCAATTCGCTCGAGCAGATCCTCTTGGGTGACGTAGCCATTGTCGTCCGCGCAACCGTCCGCCACCGCCGCATCGTAAGCGTCCTGCATCAGCTCCGCCGCTTCCTTCTGGATGCGGTGGTTCTTCGCCAGTTTGCTCTCGCGTCCCTTGGCAAACGGGTCAGCGCCTTCCGTCTCAAACTTCGCGAGCATGCCTGTTGGGTCGTCGTAGAATCTCGGCCACTTGAAGATGACGTCACGCTCTGGCGGCGTAGGAAAGCTCCTCGTGGTCATGGATACGCGATACGCCGGACAATCATTCAAGCGCGTGCGCCTAAACTCCTCCGGAATCTCCAGCGGCGTAAAGTCACACATTGAGTCCGCATCACGCGCATAAACGCCAGAGCCACTCATGCGGTCCATTGCCTTCTTCTGGCCGGCTGTACCCTTTGGATGGTGATGCGCATAAACAACGGCGCATCCGCACTCCTCCGTGATACGGTCGATGGCGTTGGTGAACTCTGCAACCATGCGCGAATCGTTATCGTCTCCGCCGTTGACCTTATAGACCGGGTCAACGATGACCATGGTGAAGAAACCCTTCTCTCCACGCGCTAGAACACGGCGAATCAGTATCGGCGTTAAGTCCTTCATAAGGCGAGCCTTGCCGCGCAAATTCCATGAATAAAAATTGGTCTTTAAATCATCGAGTGCGCCAGGCTGTTTATCACCGTGACGGGCGTCCCAAACCGTGTGTAAGCGCTGTCTAAACTCATTCGCTTCAATCTCTAGGTTTACGTATAAAACGCGTCCTTTGATACATGGCATGCCCAGCCACGTGCTACCCATACAGACTGCCTCGGCTAAGTCAATGAGCGCGTAGGATTTGCCCATCTTAGAGTCGCCCGTGAGAATCATCTTCTGGCCCTGGCGCAGAAGTCCCGCGCCCTCGATACCAATGAGCGGCGCGTTGAGCTCCACCGGCTCGTCCCAGTCTGAACAGTCGGCTTCGTCTGGAAGGTCATCCTCTGACTCGTCCGCCCATTTCTCCCATTCGTCCCAGTCCTTGCAGCCAATGTTGAGCTTTAGAAGTCTCTGACGATTCTCGCCACGCGTGATGCCTGGCATACGTGAGAGACGGCTTGGGTTCTTGTTGGCCATGTCTGGCGAAAACTTACGACGCGCGCAGAACTGATACAGCTTCTCTACGCGCTTCCTGTACAAGTTTTCATCCGTGCCTGCGTCAATGTGGACGATGGCGTGAACGCTTTTATTGCCGCTTGATACCACGGCCACACACGGGAGCTTCATCGCCTGGATCATGCCAAGCTGCTTTTCTACTTCCAGCGTGTCAGACTCAACAAGGGCGTATCTAAACTCTGTGATGTTTTGGTTGGAGCGTCCTTTACCGTCTACCGGATTAAAGCAGATCCATGCGCCCGCCTCCAGGTTCCAATCGCCCAGTACCTTGCCAAGGTCTCCGTCGCATTTGGCGAGCTCCTCTCGAAGCTCGCCTGCGTTTCTGTCCCAATGTCCTCGCTTGGGCATATACTTGCCGTCTTTTTCGTAGACCTCATTGACGTAGCACACACGGTCAGAATCCTCAAATACCGCCGCCAGGTAGTCCGTCAAGTCCTTAACCTGGTCCCATTCGCCGTCCATAACATCGACGTCAACCTCGTCCGCCCAGTCTGGTGTAATACCAGAAACATCGCCCGGGTCAATGATTTCATCGTCCCAACCAATGGCGTAACTCTTTGTTCCTGGCGACCAACCACGAGCACGCGCGAACGCGATAATGGTTCCGCTTTTAACACGCGATGGTGAGCGACCGAAACTCTTCCATTTACGCTCACATTCGCCCTCGTGGTAACGGTAGATGTCCATGCGGCTCCACGCGTCCCAATCCTGCCAAGAAAAGCCGGACTCATGGAGCGCCATGCCGCAGTCCACCCACTGTTGATAATCAAGCTCGGATGGGTCTATCCAACTAAGTGCTTCCAGGAGGTCTTTGTGGTCGTCTTTATTTCCCATAGTTATTCACCACATCTACAAGCGCACGATAAAAAGGCCTGATTTTTACGAATGCCGCATCCAGTGACATGTCGACGACCTCAATACCACACGCCTCGGCCACGCGGTTTTCAATCTGCGCGCCTTTGCTCTTCGTCCATCCAGGAAGAAGAATCATCACTTCATACATTGGATAATAAGGCTCGTCTTCACCGTCTCTGACTCTAAGCGATAGAGCCTGTAGGCATGTGGCCATAGCTGCCTCGTATGGAGAGTCTGAAGGTATTTCTGTGGCTGGGTTGAACACCATGCCATCGCTTACCTTATGCAGAACTTTCTCCACAAAGATGAAGGGGTATTTGTACCCCTTCACGCCTGTGATTGGTCCAGACAGGTACACGTTTCTACCCTTCAAAAAATGAAGGTCGCTTTCCGTGACACTTTCTGCAGCAAGCTCCGCGAGCTTGTCTGTGTATTCATCGAGGTTCATTACAGTCCACCTCCCCTCTTGCCTCTATAAGCTCTTCGCACCTTGCTTTTGCGTCTTTGTCGGCCAGTGGCCCGTTGAGGAAGTCTTCTATATACTTCATTACTTCCACTAAGTTTTTGCCTTTCTCTGTAACCGCCATGACGGAACAAAGCGCCACAGTAAATCCTGCGTCGTAACCTTTATCGAAGCCTTTTTTGAAAATTTCCTGGTTCAGCATCTGCAAAAACTCAATATCAAATGCAGACGTTCCGATTTCTTCAAGATCCATTAGTCCCTCTTTCTGTTCAACCACATGCCGCAATACATGAATGCCCCGCCAAGCGCAACGCCGAGTAGTGCGGTCGTTGCACCGTTGTAATAGTCCCAGTCTCCAGTTGCAGGTAGCGCAGCCTTCTTCTTTGTCTTCTTCACTGGCTTAGACGGCTCTGGCTGTGGCTCTGGGTCTGTGTCCTGTGGCGTGGGTACTGGCTCGGGTGTAGGTGTTGGTGGTGTCTCGGGTTCGGGCTGTGGCTCGGGTGTTACTGGCTCTGTTGGCTCAGGTCGATTGTCGCCGTTACCATTGCCGCCGCTGTCCTGGCTAACGTACTGGTATCGTGAGCCCTGCGTGGTCTCGCGACTTTTTAGCTGGATAGAGTTCGAGGTAGTCTCTGTACCTTCAGTCTCGTAGTACAAGAAGTACTGGTTGCCTTGGAAGTCAACGCTCGACAAGTCCCACGTGAACACGTTGCCGTTAATGGTTGGCTCGGGAACGTCTATGCGCACCCAGCTTGCGGGGTCGATGTTGCTGTATGCGTCCATATGAACGCGATAGAGTCTAAACGAGCCAGGGATAATGCGTGTACCCTCTTGCGCTGTGTCCTCTAATACAACGTTAGTAAGTGACTCCGCTGCGTGGTTGAGTCGTACCGACCACTCAACTGTTCCGTGGTCGGTTTTGACACCCCATTTGGCAATGACTTCGTGCTGGATAATGCCGTAATGCTTTGTTTCGAAGCTAGTCTCGACAACCTGTCCCGTGGCTTCATCAATGAGCCTTAGAGTTGTTGTTCCTGCTGCTGCGTCGCCTTTGACGTGTGCAGCAAGCCATAGTGTGCCTTGCACGTGGTCTTTACCCTCAACCCATGACGTGTAAGTGATCGTGACGCGTCCGGGTGTTACTTGCGCCGTTGCCATGACCTCGCCATCGGGCGCGTAAATGTTGAAGCTTGCTGCGTTAGTTGCTGGAAAGTCGAGAATGTCGGGAATACCCAGCGAGAATGTATCGCCCTCGTGAACTTCACCTTGTGCTTGCCAAGAAGCCGTCAAGTAGATGTCTTGGTTTGTGAATGCAGAGGTTAAGTCCTGCTTGTTCTTGTCTGTAACTCTAAAACTGGTAATTGTGGTTGGTACCGTCTGAGCTTGTGCGAGAGCTGGCACACATACCAGCACCGCAAAGACAGCAACAGCCAGCCATTGAAGAACCTTCTTCATGGTTAAAGCCTTTCTATTAGGTTTTGAAAAATGGGGAATTAAAAATAAATCGTTATTTATTTGGATCATACGTTGCGGGGTCAATATCGCGCGGCACCATCCAGCGGTTCATGGCCAAGCGGCTCATTATGTGGCTGGCTTGCTCAAACGTCCAAAGCCCCGGATGCTGGAAGCCTTTGCGCTCCAACATGCGTACCTGCTTGGGTGTGGCCAGATGTGCGTCGATGCGCTCGTGCGCTTTCTTTAGTACCAACTCCGCATATCCCTGCGTCATGCCGGCAGGGTCAATGCCAAGCTTCTCCAACTGCTTGGACTGCGCATCTGTGGCGGGGTTTTCTTCCCACGCAAACGATGGCTCGAAGGTCTGTAGATCTAAGTCGCAAATACTGACCGCGTACTGCAGAGGGTTCACAAATTGCGCTTTGCGTTTACGCATACGCTCAAGCTCCGCCGCCACTGCAAGCTCGCGCTCAAGCGCCACATCTTGCTCGGCGATTGGTTCTGCGCCTAGGAGATCTATAGCGCCTTCCGCCTCCTGCGTCATTTCGGTTATGCGCTTGGCCACTTCGTCAGACGTGGCAAAGAGCGCCGCCGGGCGTACCAGATTGTGGCGTCCAGTCATCCACAAGAAATCGAGCAGAAGGAGTTTCTCTTTGCCTGTCTCAGGCGAGAGACGCGTGCCACGCCCTACCATCTGAACATAAAGACTTCTGCTCTTGGTTGGTCGAAGGCACACAATACAATCGACCGCGGGACAATCCCAGCCTTCCGTGAGTAACATCGAATTGCAGAGTACTTGATACTTTCCGCGGTTGAAGTCCGAGAGAATCTCCTCGCGGTCTTCACTTTGGCCATCCACTTCACACGCCGTGAGCCCGCGCTCGATAAGCTTCTCTGTGAACTTCTTGGCCGTTCTAATAAGTGGCAGAAACACCACCGTGCGCCTGTCCTGGCAGCGCGTAACCATAGCGTCCGCGATGGCGTCAAGATACGGCTCTAGCGCGTCTCCAAGCTGTCCTGCTTGGTAGTCGCCGTGGGTTACTGATACGCTCGACAGGTCAACCTGTAGAGGTACCATCTCCGCTTCAATCGGACACAAATAACCATCGTTAATGGCGTGCGCCATGTCGTATTCGTAGGCGATGGAGTCGTACACTTCGCCAAGGTCTTTGCGGTCGGCTCTGTCGGCGGTTGCGGTAACGCCTAGAACGTTAGCGCTCTCAAAGTGGTCGAGGATGCGGGTGTAGCCTTCCGCGAGCGTGTGGTGAGCTTCATCAACCACGATACAATCGAAGGCATCCGGTCTAAACTGTGACAGTCGGCTCTCGCGCATAAGCGTCTGAACCGAGCCAACCGTGACCGACGTCCAGGAGTTGAGACTGGTATTCTCCGCCTTCTCCAGCGCACACTTCAGATTGGCGGTTTGCTCAATCTTCGTCGCGGCTTGCTCCAAGAGCTCACCACGGTGCGCCAGGATAAGGGAACGCCCGCCGCGTGATGCCACACGACGGACGACCTCGGCGAAGCATATGGTCTTACCCGTTCCGGTTGCTTGAACCAGCAACGTGCGCTTTCGACCTTGCTCCCACTCTCTGAACACTGACTCAACCGCCTCGACCTGATAGGGTCTCAGCTCCATAATTACAGCCCCTGGTACTGGCTAGGCTGTGGCGCTACCTGCCCAGGTTGCACAACGCTCTGAGCAGGAATAGTGGCTTGCTGTGGCTGTGGCGCGTACACTGGCTGTGCCTGTGGTTGTGGCTGAGCGTAGTATGCAGCGGGAGCAGCCTGTGGCATTGTGGTTGGTGCGGGTGCTGCTGCAGGATCTGGAACAATGAAGTCGTCCACTTCGTTGTAATCCTTGTCGTTGTAGACGCGCGTCTTAATCTTGCACTTACCGCTCTTGCCGATGATGTTGTTCCAGTCAACGTGGAACTTCTGACCTGAGGTACTCCCCGCTGGCATGTCTCCGATTGACTTGGCAAACTTGGAAAGCTTGAAAGCCACCGCGCTGGACAAGAACAAGTTAGTAAATACCGTAGTCTCCTGTACACCATTGGAACACCTTAGTGTCAGCTTGGCCATGGAGCAAGCGTCCATCTTCTCACTTCCGTCGAAGTGGCCACGCTCGAAGCCTGTGATGGTGAAGTCGTAGACACCAGGCGTGAGCAGAACAAACTCTGGCTCTCCTGGGTCGATAATCTCGTCGTCCCAGCCGATTGCGTAACCTTTAGTACTAGCCATGTTTTATCTCCTTTTTCTAGCTAATAAATACCGATTTAATTGAATGGAACAGGCGCGCTCTTTGCCGCTTCAATGGCACGCGCAGGCAGGATGTACTTGTTCATGACGGTGTCCCAACCACTCACAAGATAATCCGCGAAGCCTTCCGGGTAATCCACAGGCGAGCACTCCGCAGGGAAGTTGCCCGTCTTACCAACCGCATCGCGAAGCTCTGCGTCTGTAACCTTGTTGGCCACCATCAGATCCACAAGCTTCTTCATGCGCTCCGGGTAATCTGGCGCGCTGTATTCGCTTGTGGTCGTTGTTGAGGTGGCTGTCGTGGCGGTTGTGGCCGGCTCAGCCTGTACAGGCGCGGTTGGTGCGGCTGGCGTGGCTGGCTCGGTCTGTGATGCCACCGTGGCCACCGGGGCCGTTGGAGCGGCTGCAGCTTGTTCTGCCACCATATCGGGGATAACCTCGCCCAACTGTACGGGCATCTCGCCCAGCTTTAGTGGCAGCTCGTCAGGCAGTCCGAAGCGGTTCTTTGCGTCCCATGTGGGGGCGTGGGTGGTACGGATAACACGCGCTCCGCCTGTCGCTTTAGCCTTGCCGGCCTTGTTTGTCTCGACATAGGTCTTATAGTCACAGAAGAGCACCATATCCGCCCACTCTTTGACCATGGGCGAGACTTGCTTCGTGAGCTTCAACTCGAAGCGGTCATAGGCGCCTGACTCGTCAGGGCGTTCAAACTTTCGCATGGTTGAGTGTCCCAGGACTACAACGTTGATGCCTGAAGCGGCGGTGTCCGTGAGGTAGTCGAGCAAGCGGCCAAACTCCTCTTGAAGGATGGTATACCCCTTACCGTAACCCCACTCTTCGATGCTCTTTTTGCCATCGCGCGCCATGATGTATTCCGCGCACATGCGCTCGGCTGCGTCCATGGTGTCAATAACTACCGTAGAGCATGGAACCTCGCGGTTCTTGATGGCCGTAAGTTCCGCGCGAAGCATCGACCAACTTGAAGGCGATTCAAGTCGCACGACTGGCAGCTGGTTTGTACCACCCTCCAAATCGATGAAGATTGGATTTGGCCACATGGCGGCAAGTGTTGATTTGCCAATGCCCTCGGGGCCGTAAATCAGCGTTTTAATGGCGGTACGCTGCACACCGCTGATGATATTAAACTGTGCCATTACAATCCCTTCCATTGCTGAGTTGTTGGCTGTGTGTTTGTGGTTGGCTGAACCGCGTCGCCGTCCCAATCAAGCGCGTGGGACTTCTCCGGAGCTGGCTCTGCGAGGTCTTGGCCCTCAATGCGGCCGTCCACAATTACCACGGTGCAGGAGTCGTCTGTGGCCACTCGGGTGCCGATGATCTGTAGCCCCTCGCCCTTCGCCCACTCACCGAACTTCTTGAGCTCGTCAGTGTCGAACTGTTCAAGCTTATCGACCAACACGAAGCCACACTCTGGCTTGGTGGCGCGAACGATTGCGGTGGCTACGACCAACTGCTCTGCTCCGCTCATGTCGCCCCATGTATGATCCTTGTAGGTGAGCGCGCCCTCGTCATCAATGGACAGCTCTGGCAGTGGTAGTGGTGCGCCGTCGAGAAGTCCGCGACGCTTTGCGCGCAGGTCTTCAAGCTTCTGTGTAAGACCGTCGTACTCCTGCTCTACGCGAAGAGCTTCGGCGTCTGCTTCTGCCTTTGCTTGGTTGTCGCGCACATGATTGTTAATCGTCTCGATGTTTGCGATGGACGACTCAATCTCTTCAGTGCTTTCAAGAACAAGTTCGGCGGTGCTCTGTGCTAGAACCTTCGCTTTCTCTTCTGCTTCCTCGGCTTCCTTCGTGCGTCTGGCCAACTCGGCGCGCGCTTCTGTGAGTTGTTGCTCTAGATCTGCCACGCGCATATTAGTGGCGCTTACCGCCGTACGTGCAAACTCCGCTTTCTTTGCCGTGTCTTCCGCGTCTTGCTTGGCTTTTAGCTTCTCGCCATTGCGCGCCAGGATTGCTTGCTGCTCCTGGATAAGCTTGGCAGCGCTTACAGGCGCGGCTGGTGCGTCGTCATGGTGTGTAAGCTTCTCGGCGTGTGCGCGCTTTGCCTTGGCGTCTCGACCTACCAACTGGCGGTCTTGGAAGGTGGCGCGGATTGAACCGTCAATCTTCGCGAGCTCCGCGTCGATGCCAAGCGTCTGCAGAAGCGCGGTTGCTTTGTCGGCGTCTGAGCCGTTCATGAAGCGCGGAATGTTTAGTGCCAGCTGGCTGATGAAGTCGTTCAGTAGTTGCTGGCCGGCTTTCTTGCCCGTTGTATCGGTGACATGGAGCGAACCGTTCTTACCCTTACGCTCGACCACGATGCCGTTAGACAGCTCAACGCGTAGTCTTGCAGGTGTTGCTCCGCCTTTACGGTTAGGCTCTGCTGGCTTCATCTTGTCCCCGCCCAGCGCCCATGCGATGGCGTCAAGTACGCTCGTCTTGCCCTGGGCGTTCTTGCCGCCAATGACGGTGAGCCCGTCCTGGGCTGGTTCCAGCTCGACGGCGTGAATACGCTTGACGTTTTCAAAGTCAAGCGATGCAATTTTTACACCACTCATATATAACTACCTACTCTCTAATTCTGTTTTGTTAATCCAGTGGATCATGACTGCCGCGGATAAAAGCGCCACTAAAAGCGCGGGCGCGAAGCCAAACTTCCACATCAGCCACAAGATAATGAGCGGCGTAACACCGCACAGGCTCATGGCTGCAAACAGCTGAGGAATGAACCTCTTTGCCTTACCTGCTAAAATAGAGAGGTCAAACGCCCCGCTCGGTTTGTTTGACCCGCTCCTGCGACTCTGCAAAGTCGTGGGAGCACTTTTTATTGCCTTCAATTCCTTAAACCTCCATCTCGCGCATCCATTTAAGAAGTTCAGCCTTCTTGATGCGACGACCGCGAACGTAACCATGTGGCATCAATGAAGAAAGTTCGCCGCGCTTGATGGCCGTCTGAATAACGGCTCGCGAAAATCCTGAAATCATCGAAGCTTCAGCGATTGAAACCGTTAACTTCTCAGGCGTCTCTGTTGTTGGCGTCATGTAACCTCCTCGCTCATGTAGGAAATAATTACTCGCATAGAAACAAAGCGTCTATGCACGCTCTTCACGCTTTAGCGTGGCGGACTGTAAGGTCCTACATGGTTATCACTACGACCATGCAACGTTACTGGCTACCATTAGCCATTCACTTTATTTCAACAGGTACTCACCAACTCAAGGCTCGAGCAAGTGTTGTTGTTTTCCCTGTAACGTTTTACGTCTATCCGGTTTGCAAGGTTCAACAATCAAGTAGTGCGATGGTGCTTAGTGGTTGGCCACGACGTCTTCATCAACGACGTCGGAGACCGAGCATCCGATTGCCTTGCAGATAGCGAGCAAAGTGTCGATGCGTGGAAGATGGCGATTAACCTCAGCGTTCAAAATTGCCTGCTCGGTTACACCGCTCTCAAAAGAGATCTGGCGCAGTGTCTTGCCGCTTGCTCTGCGAAGCTCACGCAGCTTCTGTCCGTTCATGTTTTCACCTCCTTGGATACACGGTGACCTTGTAGCATCTGTATATAAAAACTTATATACACGCTAACCGTGTACTATTTATAATAGGTAACCGTGTACTTGTCAAGTATATTTTTCGTATAAAATAATTAGTAAGCGAGTATTTTTTAGAAGGGGCAGGTTAAGATATGCTTTACGAGTTAAAAAATCTCCGCAAAGCGAGTGGTTTTACTCAAGCAAGCATGGCCGAAAAACTTGGAGTGCCGCTTGGAACATATAGAAACTGGGAGCAAGGAATATATGCTCCGCAAGACATATCGCTCATTAAACAGATTGCTGACATTCTCCACGTGAGTATGGAAGCACTATTTGGATATGATGCCTTCGAGCCTGGAGCGCTTGATGAAGGACTAAGTGACGAAGAACAATTCGTCTATGTCCCTCTCTATGGTCGTATTGCAGCTGGCCAGCCACTATATATGGACGCAGTCGAAGACCATATTCTCGCACCACGTGAAATCCGTCGTCGCCACCCTAACGCGTTCTTCTTGACGGTCGATGGCGAAAGTATGAACAACGTTCTGCCAAACGGGTGCTATGCCTTAGTAGATCCGGAGAAGAAGTCTCCCGTAGTGGATGGAACGGCGTATGCGGTCTGTGTGAATGGGTACGATGCGACCATCAAGCGCATCAAGCAACTGGAAAACGGCGTGGAGCTTATCCCAGACTCTAAGGACCCTACCTTCCACGCTCAGGTCTACGACAAGACCGTAGAAGGAACTGAGTCCATCACGGTCATCGGTGAAGTGGTGTGGTATTCCATACCATTCGACTTCAAGATTTAAGCAATAAAAAAGCTCCCCGCGTCCGCCAAGACACAACAGGGAGCAAGCCACCACCGAAGGAGGCAATGAACCTATTATGCCACGAAAAGCGATGCGCAGTAACTGGGGCAGCGTAACTGAAATCGAGAAAAATAAACGCTACCGTATCCGGTATTGGTCGGAGACGTCTAAGGGGTATCGCCGTGCATCTGAGACGGTACGCGGTACTAAGCGCCAAGCATACGACAGACTGGCAGAGCTTCGGCTCAACCACTCAGAAGACGCACCGGCGCCCACGCTTGGCCAAGTATGGGATATGTGGGTTATTCCACGTCTAGAAGAACGCATCGCGGCTGGCGACCTCTCAGTGTCAACTGTAGACGTATACAAGCGCACCTGGCGTCTCGTGTTTGTAGATCATAGACGCGATAAGAATCCTGTTAATACAGTTCGCCCCTTGGTCGTCCAGTCGTGGTTCGACGAGATGACCATCTCGCACGCGAGAAACGCGAAAGTTATTCTCAGACTTATATACTCAGAGTGTGAGCTCCGCGATATCTGTTCCGCCGATATTGCTAGACGCCCCTACCACATGCCGAAGAATGGCCAAAAACGCGAGAATGGTATCTGGACGCTTGACGAACTACATAAGCTTTATGGATCTATCCGTGGCACATACTTAGAGGCGTGGTTTATCGCGGCGGCCTTCGGTGGTGCGCGCGTTGGTGAGACGTTGGCCATCAGAAACGATGAAATTGAGCTGGTCGAGTTTGACGGTGTTCCCGTGGCCATCATTCCAATTACTAGGCAGATGACGCAGAAATACGGCGTCTCTAGCCGTCTAAAGACCGCACAAAGTGTTCACGCGTCTGTTGTTCCAGGACCTCTCGGAGCGCGTCTCTATGAGCTTGTGCAGGCGTCTGAAGATGAATGGATACTGCAAGGGGCAGACGAAGAACCAATGACCCAGAAGCGCCTGTTTTATGTATGGCAGTCGTTTGTGAAGCAGGTGGACGGTGTTCCTTGTCGACCAATGAGCCGCTTGCGCAATTCCTGGCAGACGTTCACCCACTGGGAGTTAGGTGTTGAACGTGAGAAAATTGAGCGCATGATGGGCCATAAAGGTACGAGCGTCACAGAGGTTCACTACGATAAACCAGAAGCGGAAATGCTTGCGAAGACTATCGCCGTTGCATACAAAGCACACCCATATGCAGATAATTGGGACGAATTGGGACGTAAATAATATCTATGTAGCTGTTTACCTGCGAAAATAATAGGTATGAATAGATGTTTCTATTTTACCTAAGCGAGAAGGACGAATGCCCCACAGAGGAACATCCGTCCTTCTTTCACGAATTTACAACACG